GTGCTGGCACTGTTACAGCCGCAAGCGGTGCACCGGTTGCCCCGACGGCACCTGCACCGTTAGCTGGCCCATCTGCACCATATCAACCTACAACAGCCGCAGTGCAACCAACAGAACAATTGACTCCCACTCCTGCTACAGCACCGCAACCACAACAACTTGGCGGAGGCACAGACAATGCTATACTGTTAGCACAATTGGGTAAATTAGACGAAATGATTTCGATTATGAAGAATCAACTAGGTGTCCAGTCAAAACAATTACAGATGGTCAGCTAAACCTATAAATATACAACCATGGCATTTTACGTATATCAATATATTACAGAATTAGGCACACCTTATTATATAGGAAAAGGGTGCGGTCGTCGCATCCATGTAGAGCATACTGGAACAGAATTGCCGCCATTAGAGCGTAGAATTATTATTAAAGATGGGCTCACAAACGAAGAAGCAAAACAATTAGAAGGCATACTAATTACCAAATACGGTCGTAAATTAGATGGTGGAATTTTAGATAATATTAAGATTAATCAATGGGCCTGTCATACCGGATGGACTCATTCAGAAGAAGCACGACGCAAAATAAGCAACGGTAATAAAGGAAAAGTTCGCACAGAAGAACATAAAGCCAATTATCGTAAACCTAAAACTGCCGAGCATGCTGAAAAAATTAGACAGGCTAATTTAGGCCGTCCATATGATCCAGTAAGAGCAGCCAAAATATCGGCTACACTAAAAGCAAGAAATAAAGCACTCAAGGAACAATTAAATGGCTGAATCAAATAACGGGCGCAATGGCCGCAACGGCAACTGGCGTAAATATTTCAAAATTGCTAATACTGGTGGCCAACTAAGTCCAATTTCTGGACAAAATCAATTTGGTTTAGACGGATACCCACGTCAAACCGGCGGTGACTACACCGGTGGCACACCAAACGACTTTGCATTTCGTAACTATGCAAGTAGACTGCCAGAGGTATATTCTGGACATCCAAACCGTATTGAACGTTATAATCAATACGAAAACATGGACCAGGATAGTGAGGTTAATGCTTGTTTAGACATTATTGCCGAGTTTTCAACACAGGTTAATGAAGACAACGGCACACCGTTTGACATTAATTTTACTGATAAACCAACAGATCACGAAGTAGACATTGTTAAGAAACAGCTACAACAGTGGACTAAACTAAACAAATTAGATCAAAGAATTTTTAAATTATTCCGCAATACTATCAAGTATGGCGACCAAGTGTTTGTGCGTGACCCAGAAACATTTGAAATGATGTGGGTAGACATGGTCAAAGTGGCCCGTGTTATTGTTAACGAAAGCGAAGGCAAACGCCCTGAGCAGTATATTATTCGCGACATTAACCCTAATTTCCAAAACATGAGCGTGGCACAAAAGACCACCAGCGATTACTATGTAAGTCGTGCTACTGGTGTTGCAGGACAAAACAATTATACATCACCTAGCTACGGTGGTGGTCAGGGTGGTGGCGGAGCCGGCGGTGGTGTGGGCAACAGCCGTTTTACACAGGCCATGAACGAAACTTGTATCGATGCACGTCACGTTGTGCATCTGAGCTTAAACGAAGGCCTAGACTACTTTTGGCCATTTGGACAAAGTATTCTAGAAAACATTTTTAAAGTTTACAAGCAAAAAGAATTGCTTGAAGATTCGGTATTGATTTATCGTGTTCAACGTGCTCCAGAGCGCAGAATCTTTAAGATTGACGTAGGTAACATGCCTAGTCATATGGCCATGCAGTTTGTTGAGCGTGTTAAAAATGAAATGCATCAACGTCGTATTCCTACAAACACAGGTGGCGGCGCTAACATGATGGATAGTAGCTACAATCCATTGAGTATCAACGAAGATTACTTCTTTCCAGTAACAAGTGAAGGCCGCGGCAGTGAAGTTACTACATTGCCTGGCGGTAGTAATCTTGGAGAAATTGACGATTTAAAATACTTTAATAACAAAATGGCACGTGGTTTACGTGTGCCAAGTAGCTACCTGCCCACAGGACCAGACGACTCTGACCGTGCCATGAATGATGGCAAAGTAGGCACAGCCTTAATTCAAGAATACCGTTTTAACCAGTATTGCATGCGCTTACAGCGTTTAATCATGCAAAAATTAGACGATGAGTTTAAAATGTTCTTGCGCTGGAGAGGCTTTAATATCGACGCTGGCCTGTTTAGTATAGCACTTTGCGACCCGCAAAACTTTGCTAGCTATCGCCAAGCAGAAATGGACGGTAGTCGTATTTCGTCATTTATGCAGTTAGATCCACTGCCGTATATGAGTAAACGCTTTATTATGAAGCGTTATTTGGGCTTAACCGAAGAAGAATTAGTAGAAAACGAACAGCTTTGGAAAGAAGAACGTGACGAGCCCGAGTTAGAAACTACACAAGGACAAGATCTACGTAGTATCGGTATTACTCCTGCTGGTATGGAAGCTGATATCAACACAGGACAGGAAATTACCGGAGCCGAAGCTGCTGTGCCACCTGGTGGTCCAGAAGGCGGCATGCCCGGAGCTCCTACTACAGCACCAGGAACAGCGGCACCCGGCACTCCTCCTATTCCGACAATCTAATAAATACTAGTATGATTTTAAACGAAATTTATGAGCGTAGCCCAGAAGGTTATCAAGACGTTAGTCAAGATAACAGTCAACCCAAGCTGGGCGATTTACGTAAAACTCGTTTAACTCTGCGGCAACTTAACAAGCTACGCCAAATGAACGATGTGCGTAGCTACGAGTATAAAGAAAAACTCAAGCAAGTTAAGAAGCAATATGCACCGCCTCCGGCTGCACCAGGACTATAGTTACCTGTAACAAAATAGTCAAATCTACCCACTTTTCCACCTCAAAACTACCAATATTATTCGTAGATAGTAAATATCTAACGAGCCATTACCTTAAGGAGAAAAAATGACTAATAAATTTGAACAGTTGATCGAGTTTGTGATCAATGATGAAGAAGCGAAAGCTAAAGAACTATTCCACGATATCGTAGTAGAAAAATCTCGTGAAATCTATGAAAACCTCATGAATGAGGAAGAAGCTGAAGAAGAGTTAGACGAAGCTGAAGAAGAAGAGTTAGACGAATCTGAAGAAGAATTAGATGAAAATTTTGGCGGCGATGCTAGTGATGATCTAATCGACGACGTAGAAGCTGAAGAACAAGGCATGCAAGAAGACGAAGAGTCTGATGCAGAATTTGACGACAGCGCAGAAGAAGACGGCGAAGATCTAACACACGACATGGAAAAAGACCATGACGAAGGCAACGAAACAGAACACGATATTGAAGATCGCGTTATTGACTTAGAAGACAAACTTGACGAATTAATGGCTGAATTTGAGTCATTGATGGGTGGCGAAGAGCACGGTGATAGTGTTTCTGATATCGACGGCGGCGACGCTTTAGAAATGGACGACACTGACACAGCTGAGTTTGCTGACGAAAACAGTATGGGTATGATGGAAAACGTTGCATTGGATAAAGCTCCAGCGCCAACAACATCTGAACCAGCTGGCACAAATACTAAAAGCACAGTAGCTTTTAATAGTGGCGCTAAGGGCATGCAAGGTGCTCCAGTTAAAATGACTGGTGATACAGCACAAGGCCGTCCAGCACCAAAAACTGGTGATTTGCCAGAAGCAGGTAAGTTTAAAAACACCCCAGGTAAAGGCACAGCTAACGCTAAGTTAGATTCTGCACCAAAGCCTGTAACAGCCCAGGCAGCTGGTGTTAACACAAAAACACCATTTCCAAAAGGCTAATCCAGAGATATGGCTCGATATCTACAAGAACATCTAAGCTTCACTCAAGCACAGGCGCAAGTCTTGCTTGAGGAAGCCGCTGATGGCTCTGGTCAGAAAACCATGAAGTTAAAAGGTATCTGTATCGAGGGCGGCGTTCGTAACGCCAATGAGCGAGTATATCCTGTTAGTGAAATTGCCAATGCAGTAGACACCATTAACGAACAAATTAAAACTGGTCATTCAGTTCTGGGCGAAGTTGATCACCCAGATGACTTGAAAATTAATTTGGATCGTGTAAGTCACATGATTGAAAAAATGTGGATGGATGGCCCTGCTGGAATGGGCACATTAAAGATACTACCTACACCGATGGGCGAATTAGTTAAAACTATGTTGCAGTCTGGTGTTAAATTAGGGGTTTCAAGTCGTGGATCAGGAAACGTTGACGACAGAACCGGACATGTCAGTGACTTTGAAATTGTCACTGTAGATGTGGTTGCTCAGCCAAGTGCTCCAAATGCATATCCAACAGCAATTTACGAAGGCCTTTTGAATCACAAAGGCGGTCAAAAATTGTTAGATATGTTTAAGGACCCGGCTAAGAGCGGCAAAGCACAGAGATACGTTAAAGAAGAAGTAATGCGTCTGATACGTGGTCTCAAGATTGAAGGGAAATAATATGCTAGATGCTATTAAACCGTTACTAGATAGCGAACTTATTAACGAAGAAGCTCAACAGCAGATCTCAGAAGCATGGGAAGCTAAGTTGAACGAAGCTCGTGAACAAGTCCGTGCAGAACTCCGCGAAGAGTTTGCACAACGCTATGAGCATGATAAGACAGTGATGGTGGAAGCCCTGGATCGTATGGTAACAGAAGGTCTGCAAGCAGAACTTCAACAAGTTGCGGCTGAAAAGCAAGCACTTGCTGAAGATCGTGTTAAATTCCAAGGTAAGATGAAAGAATCAGCGACGAAGTTTAATTCGTTTATGGTTACTAAACTTGCTGAAGAAATTAGCGAATTGCGTAAAGATCGTAAGATGCACAGTGAAGGCGTTGCAAAGTTGGAAAACTTTGTGGTGCATGCATTGGCACGTGAGATTCAAGAATTTGCACAAGACAAACAAGATGTTGTTGAAACTAAAGTTCGTTTAGTGCGTGAAGCTCGCAAACAGTTAGAAACACTCAAAGCTAAGTTCGTAACTGAATCTGCTAAGAAGATGTCTAACGCTGTTAGCACACATCTAAAGGGTGAACTCAGCCAGTTGAAAGAAGACATTAAAGTTGCTCGTGAGAACAATTTTGGTCGTCGTATTTTTGAAGCGTATGCAAGTGAATTTGGTGCAACTCATTTAAATGAGAAGCAAGAAGTTCGCAAGTTACATGATGTAATCGCTGCCAAAGATGCTAAACTATCTGAAGCCATCAAATTCGCCCAGAAGGCAAAAGTTCTGGTCGAAAACAAAGAACGCGAAATGCGTATCCTTAAAGAATCTAATCAGCGTGAAGCTGCTTTAGAGGAATTGCTTGCTCCTTTAAACAAGGAAAAAGCAGAAGTGATGCGTAATTTGCTCGAAAGTGTTCAGACAAGTCGCTTGTCTAACGCATTTGAAAAGTATCTACCAGCAGTTTTAGCTGATCGCTCCGTAAAAGCCACCAAGGTGATTACAGAGTCATTGTCTGAAGCCACTGGCGATAAATCTGCCCGCAGTCCAGATGCAGATCAAGTTGCCGAAAACCAAAGCAACGTGATCGATCTAAAGCGTTTGGCAGGGCTGTAACCCAAGACATAAAATAAGGAGACTTAAATGTCACAAGAATTATTAGAAGGCCGTTGGGACGAAACTAAAGATGCATTGCTAGAAGGCCTACAAGGCTCTAAGCGTTCATCTATGAGCGTAATCCTTGAAAATACCAAGAAGTATTTGCGTGAGAACGCAACTTCTGGTTCCACAGCATCTGGCAACATCGCTACATTAAACCGTGTGATTCTGCCAGTGATCCGTCGTGTTATGCCAACCGTTATTGCTAACGAGTTAGTTGGTGTTCAACCAATGACAGGTCCAGTTGGACAAATCCACACATTACGTGTTCGCTATGCACAGAGCTTGAATGACCAATCCGCAGCCGCTACTAGCGTTGCAGCTGGTTCTGAAGCTTTGAGTCCTTTCACAATTGCTACTGCTTACTCTACAGTGCCACAAGCTACTACAACAGCTACTGGTTACACAGGTAACAACACAGCAACAATGGAAGGCACA